AGAAAGAGCCTAAGCTGCCTATGGCGAATGGGCTTGGCATGGGTAACCATGCTAGATTTGGATAATGAGTAGTTTTGACTGCCTGCATGTGGTGACACACTGGCAAGATTATGAAAGTTTAATATTTCGAATCCTATTTCCTAAAGAAGTGTAAATTGGTTAGGGTACCTAAGGTATGTTGAAGCATATAGGAATTGATGTCTTTCTAGGAAAGAATAAAATTTTTATGTGTGGATTATTGGATGATATCTAAACAAGATGTGCATAGTGGTAGGGCTGAGAAGCCCGTGTTATATTAGTAGGTGAGTTGCCAATCCTAGCAGCCTCGGCTCATAAAGTAATTCACTTATTAATGTAATCTGCGTGCAAATAATGTTTCAGATTTACACTTCTTAAGACTAGAGTGGTTAAGCGAAAAGAACTCTAGAACTCTTTTCGATAAAAACCAAGCTCTCTCAACTAAGTTACGGAGAGAGCTTTCTTAGTCTAGTATAAAATACTTACTCACCATACAAATCTTTTTTCGGGGTACATTTCTCACGAATCAATTTTTCAACAAAACTAAACATTTTTAAACCATTTTCCTCACAATACTTTTTTAATAGTTCATGTGTAATTGGCGTTATTTTAAGGTTTTTATCTCTTTTCATATTCTTTTACCTAATAAGTATGATGAAAGTATGTTTTTTTTCATACTAAAAGAAATTATTATTAAGTTTACATATCTCTTTTGAAAAAAACTGAATATTTATAATAAAGAATAGAATAAAGTAAATAATAACAAAAATAAAAAACAAAGAACATGTCACAAAATGTATTCGTAAGTCCTGGTGTTTATACCTCAGAAAAAGACATTTCATTCATTACTCGTCAAGTTGGTGTAACGACCCTTGGTTTGGTAGGTGAAACAACAATTGGACCAGCTTTCCAACCGATATTCATCACTAACTATGGTGAATTCCAATCTTTCTTTGGTGGTTTAAACGCTACTAGAGTAAAAGATACTGGTGCTCCACAATATGAGTTACCTTATATTGCAAAATCATATTTATCACAAGCAAATCAATTATTTGTAACTAGAATATTAGGTTTTTCTGGTTATTATGGTGGTTTAGCATGGGGTATCGCTTTAGATGCGGCTATGAACCCTGCTACTAGTGGTGCTACTAGTGTTGCAACAACAGCTACAACACTATTTAATTTTACAGCAACAACTGGTACAAATAGTACAATAACTTCATTAACTAGTACTGACCCAATCCTACAAAATCTTTGGAATAAAGGTTTATTAACAACTTCATTAGGTACACTTGGTGCTCAAAATACAGGTTTCACTGGTAGTGTTCTACCTTTAATGTACAAAACTGGAAATGTATTTGTTGGTGAATCATTTAGCTACAATTTGGTTAATAAAGGTACTAGTGGTATTTATTATACTGGTAGAACTAGTGGTGTAACTATTACTTATTCAGGTGCTTCTTATGCTGATGTTGATAATCAAATAGTTGGTTTGTTACGTTCTAGAGGTAGTATAAACTCTGCAAATCAATTACCAGCTTTCGAAGTAACAGGTTCAACACAAGTTATTTTTGACCCTACATTTACAGATTCAACAGAAAACCCATTAGGTGATTTCTCATTGAGTGGTGTATCAACTCTTCAAGGTAATTTTGATTATACAGTATCATTAGATAATACTAAAATGAATTACTTACCTAGAGTTTTAGGTAGAGGTGCTCAAGACGGTAAAACTGCTCTATTCTTAGAAGAATTCTTCCCTAACATGTTAGGTGATGCAATGTCTATGAATAAAGTAAGAGGTCTTAAACAATATCCAATTTACTATAGTAATAAATTCCAAGAATATCGTAAAGAATACCAACCAGCTCAAACACCATATATTGTTTCTGAGTTACGTGGTAATAAAGTATTAAGACTTTTCAGATTTATTACAATTTCTGATGGTAATGCAGCAAATGAGCAATTCAAAATCTCTATTGTTAACATTAAACCAGATGCTAAAGAATTTGATGTATTGGTTAGAGGTTTCTACGATACAGATGCTCAACCAGTTGTATTAGAATCATTCAGCCGTTGTACAATGGACCCAACTTCAGCTAACTTTATTGGTAGAAGAATTGGTACTATGGATGGTTTATATTCATCAAAATCAAACTATGTTCTTGTTGAATTAGATGAAGAATCTGATACATCAGAAGCATTCCCAGCAGGTTTTGTTGGGTATCCAATTAGAGATTATCAATCAAATGCTAATATTAGTGCAGTTAACCCAGTTATGACATTCAAAACTGAATATGGTCCTTTTGAAAACAAACGTAAATTCTATTTAGGTCTTTCTGAGACTCAAGGTATTGATTCTGATTTCTTTGATTACAAAGGTCAACCTGATAACTTATCATATAATGAATGGACTGGTTTAACATCAGGATTCCACATGGATATTGATGCTTCAGGTGTTACTATTGATGATGTTGTTATGCCATTAGGAACTGGTGGAACTTATAACCCAATCTTTACTTTCCAAACAGGTGATGCTGAGTTTAGAACAGATTCAGGTTTAGTTGGTACACCATACGAAAAAATATTTGCCCGTAAATTTACATTTGCACCTTATGGTGGATTTGATGGATGGGATATTTATAGAACAAGAAGAAGTAATTTAGATAATGACATTGTTAATGGTTCAGCTGGTATTGCTGGAAGAACTTCAGGTGCATTCAAATATAGAACACTTCCAAATGGTGATTTAGGTATCAATTCTGATTACTATGCTTATTTAGAAGCTATCAACACATTCCAAAATCCAGAAGCGGTAAATATTAACGTATTCGCTACACCTGGTATTGATACATGGGATAACACAAACTTAGTTGAAGCTGCAATCGAAATGGTTGAACAAGAAAGAGCAGATTCACTTTATATTGTTACAACTCCAGATAGTGGAAACGGTGCTGAGTTAACTGTACAAGAAGCTGTTGATATTATGGACGGTAACTTTGATAGTAATTATACATGTACTTATTGGCCATGGGTTCAAATTAATGACGCTGAAAACAATGTATTGATTTATGTTCCACCAACAAGAGATGTTGTAAGAAACATTGCGTTAACTGACAATATTGCATTCCCATGGTTTGCAGCTGCAGGTATCCAACGTGGAGATGTTGATGCTATCAAAGCTCGTAAAAAACTTACTCTTGCTGAAAGAGATAATTTATACGAAAATAGAATCAATCCAATCGCAACATTCACTAGTGATGGTATTAAAATTTGGGGTAACAAAACTCTTCAAGTTAAAGAATCTGCTCTTAACCGTATCAACGTTAGAAGACTTTTATTACAAGCAAGAAAACTTATTTCTGCTGTTTCTATCAGACTTCTTTTCGAACAAAACGATTCAGTTGTTAGAAATCAATTCTTAGGACTTGTTAATCCAATCTTAGATAACATTAGAAGTGAAAGAGGTCTTACAGACTTTAGAGTGGTGCTTTCAAACAGCCCAGAAGACATTGATAGAAATCAATTAACTGGACAAATATTCTTGAAACCAACACGTGCTTTAGAATTTATCCAATTAGAATTTGTAATTATGAACACAGGTGCATCTTTCTCAAATATCTAACTAAAAATAATAACCAAATAATTAAACCCTCCGAAAGAGGGTTTTTTTATTTTATATAGATATTTATACTAAAACAATATTATGGCAAAGTTAATTATTACCGAAAAACAATATCATGCGATACTTGAGCATGTTAAACAACTTAAAGTTTCTATAAACGAAGGTGATAACGCAATTACAATCGATTTAGGTGTGCTTTTAGCCCTTGGGACTATTCTAGGGTTCAACATTACTGGTCATAATGAAATCAAAGCGGAAAAGGCTTTAAAAGACGTTAAAACATTTGAGAGTATTGTGGATATTTTATCTTCAGAAGATAAAATAAAAGAATTAGTTAAGTCTTTTGAAATTAAAGGAATGCCAGACCCAACAAAAAAATTATCAGATGATAAAAGCAAATTAATATCAAAATTTAATAAATTATCAAAAGAAAATGGTTTTGATATTAAATTAGGTTCTAAGGCGTTGGTAAATCTGCATCATTTAAAGAAGTAATAATTTCATAAATCATATGAATTATTTCTGGAACACCATATTGTGTACGCCATTCTTCATCGGTAAGGTTTAAATTACTTATTTGATTTGTATATATTTTATGTAATTCTTCTGGAGTAACATTTAATTCATTTCCACTTCTCTTAAATATATGGTGAATCAAACCACAAACTTCTTCACCAGTAAAATGTGATTTCCAATCACATTCATCTAGAATATCATCTATTAATTTGTTATATTCTTCTAATAATTGTTCTTCTTTAATCATAAGACTGGTTTTATTTACAAAGATACTAACTTTTTATTAATTATCAAATATTTATATTAAAAAGTTATTATGGCTAAAAAAATTATACTTACAGAACAACAACACACTGTTATCATTAATGAAATACTTAGAGAAACAATCCAAAAAATTGATGCTATTGAAGCTGGTGATAAATTAGATGAAGGGTTTTGGGACTCTGTAAAATACGGACTTTCTAAATTAGGGAGATACAAAGCCAACGGTAAAATATTTGGTAAAGGTAAAATTGACCAAGAAGCTGGTGCAAAAATTCAACAAATTATAGATAAACAAGGTAATGAATTAATTAAAACTCTTGACGCTAAAATCAGAGAAGAAAACCCTGAATTTCCTAATGGTAAAGACCCACAACAATTCTTAACAACTGTTATGGAAATCGCTGCAATATACGATTCTATCGTTGCTGCTACACAAAAATCTCCAGAAGAATCAGGTTATATGCCAATTGATGCCGCTAATGGTGTTATCACTGATTTAAGAGAATATTCAAAAAAATTCTTAGATACAGATTTAGCCGCTGTTTATTCTGGTTTTGATGAAAGCGAAGATAAATTAGGTACTTCTAACTTAATGAGCGAAGAATACGAGCTTAATGAAGAACAATTAAAACAAATTGATGAACATTTTGGTTTAGCTGAAGAAGAAGAATCTATGGATGCTGGCGATGTTAGAGCTGGATTACAAG